TTCGTTCCAACTGAAAAACCAGCAATATTTGATATTATACAAAAATTAGAAAAACATAGAAATGAAAATTTGCAAGATAAATCTTATAATTATTATATTAATATAATAATAAATAAACTTACTACTTTGTTTACAGTTAATGATGATGTTGATAAAGAGCATCATTACCCCGATAGTTTTATCTATAAAACTGTGCAATTATATGGAACAACTGATGATTTTGGAACTGTAAAAAAAATAGAATATGAAAAAGATGCGAATAATAGAATATTAAGTGAAATAGTAAAATTAAATATTGAATTATCAAATAACGCAGGACATGATAAAAGAGATTTAATTGATATTATAATAAAACCACCACCACCGCAAGCAGGCGGTGGTGCATATATTGACGACGATGCATTAAAAATGCTATATTTAAATAATAAAGATAAAGATAAAGAAAAAGAAAAAGATGAAGATATTTTGGAAAAATTGAAAATCATACAAGGTGAGAACCGTCAAGGTAAAAAGAAAACAAGTAACAAAATTGAACAATTATCGAATGATATTGATTATTATAACAGGCTTGAGAATCAGGATTCTAATGCAACAAAAAAGATTATTCAGCAAATAAATAATTTTGAAAATGACCCTAATAACCCGATAGAAGAGTTGGCTTTAACTTTTGATGACAGATTAGTATTCATAATTGCAACTTTTTTTATTAGATATATAACACTAATGTTCGTTCAATGGTCAATCGATATTAATATTATCAAGACATTTTATGAGGGTTTTATATATTATGCAGTTATATATATAATAATATTTTGGTTTATTGTTCTATTCATTAATGTAGATAATAGTTATGATGTTAATTATATGAACTTTAATGGAATTATAAATAGTATCCGAACATTATTTTACTATTTTTATATGGGAACGAATGGAATATCGCGATTATTAATACATACATCATTAATAATAATATTGATAATAGTTCCCATTATATTAAATATTAAAAACAAAGTAGAATTTGTAGATGAAGAAGAAAATGAAAATGCAAAGATATTAAATAACGACGAGAGAAAACAATTATCAAAATCATTGTCTTTATTTACAATGTTTATATGGTTATTTACAAGTATAATTGCAACAAAGTTTTAATATATATATATCTCTAATTATTTTAGAAAGACGCAATATATAAAGTAAATGAATGATAATCTACGCTATAAATCTTTGCAATATATCAAAGGCGATAATTATGATAATATAACTTGTTTTAATAATGATGATATTGATACTATTGACTACAAACAAGATGCAAAAACATTATTTAATAATTTAAAAATTGTAAAACAAGAAGCCTTGTGTAATATTGGTGAAAAATTAATAGATGATTTAGTTTATTATTATGAATTCAAAAAGTATAATAAGATACTAAAGGAAGAAAAAAAAAAAAAAAAAAAAAAAAAAAAAAAAAATAAAAAAAAAAAAAAAAAAAAAAAAAAAAAAAAAAAAAAAAAAAAAAAAAAGAATACCAAATAGAAACACTTACAGGAGTTATAAGTTCAAAAAAAACAGAATTTAAGAACAAAGGGTTAAATAAGAAAATGAAAGGAAAGACAATAAAGCAAATTGTGGAGGCAACTTTAAAATGTTTAGAAGATATGAAAATAAGGAAAAAAAGACTAGATGATTACAGTAATTTGGGTGTTTCAACTATAGATGAAAAGGAGTTAAAAGACAGATATCAAAAGTTTAAAAAAATAATTACCGAAGCACATGATATAACTAGCTATGAATATGATAATGATTATGATATTGTAATAGCAAGCTTGACTGGATTAAAAACTTATTTAGATGGTATTGATGCTTCTTTTGATTATAATAAATTAACAGAAGATATTAAAAATGACACACCATCTAATGATTTAGAAACCAAAGTAAATGCATTAAATGGTTATAGTGATAATATAAAAAGAAAATTTAAAGAATTACAAAACAATATTAAAAGAGAAAATAAAGAACCTAAACAAATTGATCATATAAAAAATTTTAAAACATATGCAAAAGACGAATTAGAATTTAGTATACCTTCAAATGAAGTCTTAAAAAATTTGAAAAAAACTCAAGAACATATTGAAAAATATGCCATAATAATAAATTCGACTTTGGCAGAAGATAAAAAATCTATACAAGATGAAAATGCAAAAATAAAAGGCATTGCAGATAAAGATGATACGACAATAATAGATGATTTAAAAAAAGCAAAAGGAGAAACTGATTCGTTAGAGGAAACCTATTCAAAGGAAATAAAGAAGAACGAGGAAAACAAATCTGATTTAACTAATTTAGTTAAATTGTTCAATGAACATTCTAAAATATGCGAAGAAAACATAAAAAAATACGAAAAAATCTTTAAATATAATGATATAAGCGGTATTGATGATGCATTCATGATTAAATCTTATTCGGATTTTTTGAAAAAATTAAATAAGTTAAAAGAGAATTTAGAAAGTAAGGATACTGCCAAAATAAAACGCTCATTAATAGATTCTATACAGAGATTAATTAATTTATATGGTTTAAATATTAATAATAAAGCTACATTAGAAGCTGACAACTTAAAATTTTTAGCAAAACGGATAATAGATTATGTATGATAATAATATCATATGTAAATTACGCTTACCAAAAATAGGCAAGATTAATTATTTTTATAACTTAATGCAAGGTTCTATATTATAATTGCTTTATAAAATACAAAAAAAAGGTTAATAAAAAATTTAGTTAGAATAAGCAAGGCCGCCCATACCGGAAAGGATACGTAGAACATTGTAGTTCACCGCATATATGCTTATGATTCCTTCGGTGCTTGATGATAATGATAGAACAGCAGTATCAATACGAGACATATTAAGAGTTCCACTGGGTTGGTGCTCTTCGGGTTTAAGAGCAAAAGAATATACATTAATACCTTGATGGAACTTGTCAGGAGTATTTTCGTGATGTTGGTAAGGTTGAACGATAGAGAAATAGTCACCTTTGCGTGTTGCAAAACGGTCATTGCCGTTAAGCATTATTTTAGCATTTGTAACAGGGTTTGAGGCATCAAGATGATCATTACCGGCTCTTGCAGTTGAGTAATTATTCCAATATACACCTGCAGCACTACTACGGATAGTCCATATTAATTCTTTGCAAGGATGATTAAAGTTCATTCGAATACTTTTCATGGAATCGCCAGAATTAGTGATAGAATCGGAACCAGTGAATTGAAGTTGCTCAATTAAATATTCATGGGATAGTTGAGCAAATCGTCGGCGTTCATCAGTATCAAGGAAGATATAATCAACCCATAAATTTGCTTTATTTAATGTAAGAGTTCCATTTAATGAATCATTTTTTACATATGTATAGACTTCAACTGAACCTCTAACTTGTGTTTCCTCTTCATATGTATAGTTTGTATTTGTTATGTCTTTCAGTAATGAAGCATTTTCGTATTCAATATTAATTTTAACTTCATGATATTGAAGTGCGATTAACGGTAAGGCAAGACCGACGTTGCGACAGAACCAAAACTCAAGAGGAACATATAATTCATATGTACTACTTGCTTCAAGTCTAGATGAAATATTACGGTCATTTGCACCAACCATAACATTATATCCTTGGCGCTTTCCAACAGGAAGAGAAAGTTCGTTCCAGATATATAGCCATTCAGAATAATGTTTGTCTATGCGCTGCCCACCTATTTCAAGTTCAATAGTTTTTAAAAGTTTATGACCTACATTAGGAACAAGTGCAACTCCACCTGCCGAACCTGTTTGAAGTTCCCCGTAAAAATATATACGATGGATTAAATCACCATTACGAGTAATTTGGAAGCTTACACGAGAACCGAGAGAATTACTGCCGGTTGAAGTTTGCTCAATCGCTTCAATCGCGAAATTAGTATGGCGACGATATACAACCTTGAAAAAGGTAATTTGAGGATTACCAGTTAAATAAACATCCTGTGCTCCATAAGCTACTAATTGAAGAAGACCACCACCCATTTACGCTATATTCTTTATACTATTAGAGGAGAAAAAAAAAAGGATATTATAATACATTTAATTCTAATACTGAATCGAATTAAATATCTAGTATAATTTGCGAATATACTAAATACTTAATTAGAATATGCTAATCCACCCATACCAGATAATATACGAAGGACGTTGTAATTAACTGCATAAATATTTAAAGTGGTAATTCCAGAATTAGCAGTTGCATCTGTATGAAGGTCAAGAGCAAGAGTTGCAGTATCTATACGTGACATATTAAGAGTTCCACTCGGTTGATGCTCTTCAGGTTTAAGCGCGAATGAATAAACATTAATACCCGCATTTGTTGGTATATTTTCGTGATGTTGAAAAGGTTGAACAAGATTAAAGTATGAACCAGGGCGGGCGGAGAAACGGTCGTTGCCGTTTAGTATTAATTTGGCGGTATTAACAAAATTTTTAGGATATGTTGTAGAAGTAGATGTTGTCAACATCTTTCCGCTACTATGAAGTGTATGGCTTGCAGCCACATTTCCAAGCCCAGTATTATAGTTATAAGGGAGGGTAAGACCTATTTTTTCATATGATGTAGTATAATTGAACCAATTATTATTAGTTAATGGGGTAGTTGAAGCTTTTCTGTTTGCAAACCAAATAAGTTCCTTGCAAGGATGATTGAAAGATAATTTAGTATTTAATTTAGTAGAATTGACTGATTCAGAACCAGTAAATTGAAGTTGTTCAATTAAATATTCGTGTGATAGTTGAGCAAATCGGCGACGTTCATCAGTATCAAGGAATACATAATCAACCCATAGAGTTGCAGTTGGGAAAGATGTTGCACCAAGTGCATTAGCGCTGCCTTGACAATTAACACTTGATTCGAATTGAATATTGATTTTTACTTCGTGATATTGAAGGGCGATTAAAGGAAGTGCAAGACCAACATTACGGCAAAACCAAAACTCTAATGGAACATAAAGAGTATGACCAGTTAGAACACCACCATAACCACCAACCATTCTGTTGTAACCAGCCCGTTTTGATTTAGGTAAACAAAGCTCATTCCATACGTATAACCAATGAGAATAATGCTTATCTATTTTTTGCCCACCTATTTCAATTTCAATATTATTAATTACACGTAATCCATAGAACGGACATAAGATTCCTGCATCTTCTATTTTAAGAGATAAATACATACGATGAACTAAATCGCCATTACGAGATATTTGGCATGTAACACGATTACTATACCCAGGTGTTCCATTAAAAGTTTGACCAATAGCTTCAATTGCGAAGTTAGTATGGCGACGATATACAACCTTGAAAAAGGTAATTTGAGGATTACCAGTTAAATAAACATCCTGTGCTCCATAAGCTACTAATTGAAGAAGACCACCACCCATTTACGCTATATTCTTTATACTATTAGAGGAGAAAAAAAAAAGGATTAATACACATTGTATATTTAACAAAAATAATTCATTAATGATTAAGTAATAATTCATTAATGAATTAGTAATGAATTAGTAATGAATTAGTAATGAATTAGTAATGAATTAGTAATGAATTAGTAATGAATTA